CTGTTTTTGGTAAGGACAAGGTTTCCTCTTCCTCTAGTTCTGCTAGTGCAGACGAAGCAGAAGGACCCTTCTATCATCGAAGCTCGTCGTCGGAATCCCAATCTGACAACGATTTTGGACTTTCTCAACCTGACGTTGGGCTCCGCAAGCGCGGGACTCCGGTAGGTGATGCTACCACAACCACCACCGTTGAAGAAAGAGCCTTGTGGGATCCTAACGCCACCCTCCTCAGGAGAGGACGAGAAGTTGACGGGGTTTTAGCCATAGGCGCAGATTATAATCTGCGGTTGTGGGAATCAACCCAACACTCTTTCGAAAAACTTTATAACGCTTTCTCTCATGTATGGTCAGACCCGACCGGTTCTGATGCGCGTGAGAGACACGATCTTCTCAACGCTTACGTAGACAGGGCCCAGACAACTTATGACCCAGAAAACAACAGTGACACTTATCAGGCATTTTTTAGCTTATTTAACGCCGTGCCCATTGCCAAACTGCGTAAGTATGGCCAAGCCTCTTTATCCAATCTGCTTTGTACCCCTGTCCTATACCATATAAATCGTCCGAGCAATCAAGCTGCTGATTTGTTTTTCTCGTATAGAGACGGACGCAAAGGCAGTGTTGGTGTAGCGCTCTACAAAGAAGCTCTCGCTGTGGCTTATCCACAATGTTCCAACGCTAGAGACATTATCCACGCTTTAGACTGTTACGGGCATGCTCTCGATATTACAAGCTTTGAGGTTTTTAATTGCTGTGGTGGCCTTAGAACACAGCGTGGAAACATAACTAATGAGCCTGGATCGCAATTCAGGACACAATTTGGCGGCCTCAACCCCGAACCCCATTCTGGTCGCGTTTTTACCATTGTGATGGCAGCCGCCTTTGGAATAGACCGGCGTGTCCTCGACCTGGTTTTTAAGACTCTCGCCGCCGCGGCTGTTTGCAAGTACGTAAAAGCACTTCTCGATACTCTCTTCTCTGATATGCCTGAATGGTTTCAGGGTAAGTCGAGAGACAAGAGAGAACTCGCTAGCACCCTCAGAGGAGCTGACTCCAACCAAGGTAACTTTAGTCGCGCTAAACGCGCGATGAGGCTCGCCAAGGAAGGTGTCGAATGGAGCGATAACAGGAAGAGACGTGGCCCACGCCACCAGCCCGCTGACTTCCAGACTTTCGAGACTCATACTCGCGAAGTTTGTATCGTAAACAACACGTGGGTCGTAGGGTTTCATTTCCTTTATGGAGAAAAAGTCTATGCCCAAGGCCTGTTCATGGATGGGAGACAACTCTTTTTCACATGGCATTGTTTCGCCATGGTAAGTGATGACGAACTTGTTGAGATTGGGTTTTTCCCCGATCACCCTTCTACAGGTGTCAAATCTGCACTTTATGTGTCTAGAGAAAAGTTTACCTTTTCCCGTGTAGAGACCGATCGCGACCTCGGTAGGATTGTGTTTGACAAATCCTACTTACCCGGTATGCGTAGTCTCTGGAAAATGGTTCCTGAGAAGAATTATGATACAATGAACCATGTACACCGCATAATTTCTGGTGTTGCTAAAGGAGTTTCGCTTATTCTCAGCGAAGGCCCCTTCTACGCCAAATATGTATCGAGATCAAGTAAAACTATACGAATCCCCAATTCTGATTATTCTGATACCGGATTGTCCTTTTATCATTGTTATGATGCCAAAGGAGAACCAGGTGACTGCGGTTTCCCATATCTCTGCACTGGCGAAGTAGAAAAACCCTTGGTGGGTCTCCACGGAGCTCGTTCAGGCAATGACGCTTTCATTGTGCCGATTTACCAGCGAGACAACTTTGTAGAAAGCACATTCCAAAGTTTTCCCCCCGCAATGCCAAAAGTTTCTGCAGTCGACGAAATCGGAGATCAGATTCGCGGTGCTAAATTTGTCGGCCTGGCCGAAAACTTACATGTTTTCTCCTCACCACCCAAGTCCGCGTATTTTGTGCGAAACCCTGGCTTTATGGAGGCTGTTGAAGAAGTAAAATTCCCCGCACCTCTTAGCGACCAAGCACAAAAGAATAGGTTGGAAGCCACTTTTAATTTCGGCCCCACCTATGCTTTCGAATATCCCCCTTCGTTAGAAGCTGATTGGGCGAAATCCTTTGCCCCCATTAAAGAAAGATTCGTAGGCTTTCTCACCTTTGAACAAGCTCTTTTTGGCGATCCCGCCTTGGAGTTGAGCTCTATGGCTTCATCAAGTAAGTTCGTAGGCCATTTTTTGTGTAGCAAAACAAAGAATCAACTTGTCAACTTTGCTAGTAAGACGTTTTCTAAAGAACTGAAAGAAAGAGTGATGCAATATTTCGATCAGGCCGCTCTAGGGCCTGTGTATCCGCTCGCTGCCCAGTTTGCTAAGGACGAACTTCTTGAGAAGGAGAAAGTCGATGCTGAATTGTGCCGTCTGATTAACGGACATGATTTTGCTTACAACATCTTCTTGCGTATGTTGACAGGGCGTTATGTTGACGCCTTGGCCAAGCACCCCTCGCTGGTCATGCCTGTTACCGGTATAAACCCCTTTTCCCATGAGTGGCATGATGTAGTCACCACCGCTTTGAAGCACCCAAATTCTCTTGAAGGTGACTTGTCTAAGCAGGAAGCTACCACCAATGCCGCAATGGCGTTGGCCTTTACTGCCCACGTGCTTTCTTATTATGCGCTCACGGAAGAACAGACGGCCATCTTTCGCAATGGCCTGGCTGGTTTAAATGGTTATTATTTTGCCAGAGGTCGCAAGATTTATTTTGCTTTCAGAGGCCACTCATCCGGACACTTGCTGAC